TGATTATATCTCACTTAACTCTCTGCTAATTTCTGGAAATATGAAAGAGCATCATCTTCATCTTTATCTACAGTTGTAGATGGAGTTGGAGTAGAAACGGCTCTGTTAACTGTCTCTTCTGCAACTGAACGTGAATTAAGACCTTCGCTCTCATCCTCTAACTCTTCATCAGGGATGTAACGTTGTTGTGCAGGTTTCTTACCTAACACATACTTCAATCTTCTTTCAAGATCTTCGTAACTCTTGAACTGATCTGCAGCAGTAACAGCAGCAAGAGAATACTCTTTCTTCCATATCGCTTCTAATGCGTCATCGTCATCAAGAAGTGGTGCAACTGAATCGAACTCTGACTTGTCATAGTTCCAGAAACCATCCTTCTTAACGATCTTCAATTTGAAGTTTGCACCTTGCCAGAAATCAAAAGGATTGATTGGTGATTCATCCTCAAACTCTGGTTGCATTGCTTCCATAATCTTATCAAATATTTTTTTACCATACTTAAATAAGAATACTTTACCCTCGTTAGCAGGGTTGGTAGGATCTTTCACGACATAGATGTTACTGTAATAAGATAACTTACGTTTCTGTTTACGAACAGTATCTTTGTCGGATTCATTTCCACTATTCCATAGTTCTCTGTTATAATCAGAGACTGGATCTTTACCACCAACTGTGGTTAAAGAGTTTTCAATATACCAACCACCAGGCCCTTGAAAGGCATGTGTGTATAACTTTGCCCATGG